CACGGAAGATACGTGGATGATTTCTATATAGTGGATGAAAATAAAGACAAGCTCATTGCTGCTATCTCTCCTATACGAAAATACCTGGAAGCTGAATGTAGGCTTACTTTACATCCAAACAAAGTGTATCTCCAACATTATTCAAAGGGGGTAAAATTTACAGGCGCAGCGGTAAAAAGAGATCGGATATACATTTCCAATAGAACGGTGGCTAATTTCCGGAACTTAACGTACAGACTGAACCATACGGAAATAAATGATTTTGAGAAGGTGAGAAAATGTACGGATGGCATGAATTCGTATCTGGGACTGATGAAACATGCTTTGAGCTATGCCATCCGCAGGAAGAATCTAAGTAATATAGACAAAAAATATTTTAAGTATTTCTATATTTCCGGCCACTTTGAGAAAATCACAATAAAAAGAAAATATACAGATAAGACTAACGCTATAAACCGGGTTAAGAAAGGAGGATTGAATGGATACGACTAAGAGCGAGATATACCTTGATGATATCGACATGAAAGTGATTAATTTACTGAAAGAGTACTCTAAGATGTTATTTATTGAGCCACAGGGTAATAAGTACAAGATAAAGATAGAATGGAATGAACAGGCAATCACTCCGCCTGTTCATTCCATTCTCATTCTTAACCGTTAGACTGCTGTCACATCAATATATGTCGCTGCGTCAACTTCTTCCTGATTAGCTACTGATAAAGGTACAATATCATAAGTAGGTATAATAGTATTCAGAATCTTTATATAGATGGATGGCGTATGTTGCGTATGCTCTAATATGATTTTAAACGCTCCGGTACTTTCGTTTGACCACATTTTAAATCGTGGAGTTGTCGGAGCATTTGCCCCACCTATCCTATTTAAAATGATAGTGGGGGCTTTCAAAACATCGACTGACCTGTTAATGGTCATATAGAATAAGGTCATTGGCCCGCCACCGTAAGCGGCAAGACTGATAAGTAAGGAGGTAGATATTGCTGTTGTTGAGGATGATCCTTCATACACAATTCTTGAGGTTGTGGTTGCGATCATCTTTTCCTTTCTTACATCACTGGCGGGTTTAAGACCATTTTTCTCAGTTGTAGCAACCGGAATTGTGGTTATCAATTCGTTCACTACATCTGAATCCTTCAAATAAACTTTTTCCATACCATTGTATTTTTAAGGGACGTCATTTCTATTATAAAAATCAGCCCAATTTAACATTTTATTTTTAATCTCTTTTTGTTTAATTTTATTCAATCCATTAAATTACTTTCAAACCACCCTACCAATTGGCAAGGCAGGCTTTCGCTTAACTTGCCGGATAAGTATTGGTTAAAACATCATTTTTATAAAACCTTAATCCTGATCGTGGATTAAGATTAAAAAAATAATTGTTACCACTCATATCTGTTGATGATGTAATTTCAGTACTTGATATATTCATTTCTGAATGTAGTACATCATTATGGTAGGTTCTCAACCTGATTTTGGGATAGTAATTCTTACCTCCATTCCAATCTTCTTCAATAAAACTGATACGTCCGACTTCATTATTGTCTTGATTATACATAACTATCTTATTTCCTTCAGGGTCTATCTCTATTCGTGTACCCCCCGATGAAGTTAAAAATTTACCTATAATCTCTACATTGCCATCTTTATCAATCTTAAAAGAATCATTCGGAGAGCGGATGTTCTTGAAAACGCCTCCATTCACCTCCACTTTATTACCCTTGAATAAACCCGTGGCAAAATCCAGAAGAAGATTGGGAGTGAAGGCCCCCGCATTAAATTCCTCATAATTCGATGTCGGATTACCGTCAGCATCAACCCCCTGCTGTGAAAACATATAGTCTCCTAAAAAAACAGCACTCGCCAATTTGGCAAAGTTGGCCATCAAGATTTCCACAAAAATAGCCTTATAATCTTCAACAAGCACCCAAGTAGCGTTCGATCCATTTACGGCAACATCCTTCTGCGGAGAATTGATATTTGAGGGCATAGCCTGTCCTACCCATGACGTATTTTTATTCATTATATAATACTTTCCATCCAACACGTAAGGAGTTACGGTATCTGTGCATATATAGGTAGTCCATAAATTATACTCTCCGGCCGGATATGGGATACGTCCACTCTTTCCTGGATCACCCTTCTGGACATATTTTACACTTCTTGTTACAGTTGCTATCGGCATACTATTATGTTTTTAAATTTATGACACAGTTTCAATATACACACCTACGTCCGTACCAGCCTGTTCACACATCGCATAGGTCACAGTAAAGTTTGCCTGGTTAGTAGTCTGCCCTAGAACAAGCCCTACACTATCAATGGCGGTAAAGTTAAAGTTCATCTCCATCGCTTTAGTTGTCGAACCCCTCTTTACAACCATAGGAGTATACATCACCGTATCACTCTCTTCTGTAATCGTTTCGTCCGCCGGAGTTGGATTTGGAATAATTTCATAAGGGTCTGAAGCATCCATGACACCTTGTATATCCGTACCTATCTCTGTTCCTCCCTGAGATACTACGCATTTAAAGTTGGAATAACTGTCAACCATGTCACCGGTAACGGTAAGCGTCTGCGCTGTCTGTCCGGATATAAGACTCCAAGCGGTGCCCACCAACTTATACCATTTATAAGTAAGGCTTGATGTGACCGCTACGCCTGCCTGATAAGTCATTGCTTTGAGTATACAGCTACCACCTTTTTCGGTGATGGTATAATATTTGTTATCCCCAGCAGCAATAGTCACAAAGTAAGGAGAACCGGTAGCCCGACGAATAGGAATGTTGTACACAGCCTCTACTTTGTCGGTAACATTACCATATACGACTGTCGCTTCCGCCTTAATGCTACAAGGGGCTGCACCAGCCGCCACAACCAGATTTTTCAAGATTTTCAATCCCCAATAATCCTGTGTTCCTGCAACGTATGGAAGCTTGCGAAAATGCCCCGTCTCACCGTTAAACACATTCGTGGAAACGTTATTGGTAAATGTCAGTTTCACGTCATTAAAATACCAGTCACAAGCAATGGGTACCGAAACACCCTCCGCCACACGGGATGAAGTCGCAATAAATACCAGCTGCGGTTGTGTCTGGGAAAAATCAGGCGATATCGCACCGATTGCGCCCACGGACCCTTCAAATTCCTGGTAAAGGTCTCCGCTTGGAGACTGGATAATAGTCGTGTAAGTTCCCGCCTTGGGCGAAAATCTTACAGTGGCTTGCTTGGTTGCTACACTCATACTTCACCCTCCTTATTTATTTCCGAATTTTCCTCTTCAGCCGGAAGTTTCTCCGAAGAAGATAGAAATCTTTCAGGCGTAGTAACCTTTACCGGATGGTCAGTACCATCCACTTCTTCTTTTGCAGCGTTGGGGGTCAACACGGCTCCGCCACAATAAGCCGCGCGGGAAAAAATATCATCGCCGGGAAAACGCAGTACGTCAGCCTGCCACAATAGATAATTTCCGTCTGCCGTCTTATTACGGATACTTGTCAATCCCATTGACGCAGCCACCTTCTCTGTTACTTTGATGTAATTAGCCATATTCTTAAGATTAAATTGTTATTTTGCTATTATCACTTTATCAGCGCTCGCCAATATTGCCTTCCCTTCGCTGGTTGCCAATATTTTATAATTGCCCCTGTCTGTCATATCCACACCTAATAATCCGCTTGTAACGTTGCTGGCTGAAAGAGAGGGGGATTCGCCGGTTCCGATAACTGTACTATCCTTGTACCAGGTTGCCTTCAGTTCCTGCATGGCATTGTTTATAACACCCTTTGCCCCCGTTACCACCACTTTGGGATTTACGGACGCCGTGCCCGGAGCAATACGGTTCGGTATGTTGGTTATATCGTAATCATAATCCGGGAGGCGCCGTACAATAGTAGTAGTAGCTGTGGGGTCCGCATCTGTCGGCGATGCAGCCGGAGAGCCATCAGGGGAAAATGTCGCCTTGCAGATGTAAGTCTCCTTTTCTCCGATTGCCTCTCGATCAATGACAAGCACGTTATCATTCACGCTTACCACGTCGAGATCGAACTCGTCAGAACCGGCAAGGGTCAGGTTGCCATTTTCACGGCGTTTGTACCAGAAGAATTTTCTTTTTGCAGATACACCGGTAAAATCAGTTTCACCCGCCATCAGAGTAGCTACTATGGTTTGCTGTACAGGGTCCTCCCAAGGGTTGTATAAATGTGTCGATTCACTATCAAGCGTCAATAACGGATTAGCGTCGGTAGCATTGATACATTTTATTAATTTAGATTGCCGGTAAACAATGATCTGATTTGTACGCGTATCCAGGTATTCCGCATAAAAATCCAACGTTATGGGATGCAGGAGTGCGGCGTTCTTTTTAACCTTGATCTGGCCTTTATTGACGCCTTCCTGAGTAATCTCATAACTGGCATTAGTCGTTTCAATCAGAGTCCTGTTGCCATCTATGATTTCATACCATTTAAGATTGGTAAGAGAGGAATTTATATTAAACCCCTTAATAATACCATCCTTGTCAACAACATCACATTGAGGCAGCAACACCAGCGGAGTCAGGGTATAGTCCGCCTCAAAAATTCCGGTCACCGCATCATATGTTTGTAATGATGATACGGAACCAACCTCATTAATCGCGATATGTACGCTAAGAGGTTTGTAGTTTACTTCTATTTTCTTTGTCTTCATATCACAACTTCTATTTCATCAGGGCATACATTCTTACCATCACGCAGCAGAACGGTAGCCTTAAATTTACAGGAACCGACCTGTACAAAGTTCGCTCCAAGATCGTCACGCCTAAGCACCAGCACTTTTCCCGTATCGGCATGCTTCACTGCCCAAGCGTTATCTTCCGTGACATTGCCACTATCCCGCGTCCACTCCACATCAGCATCAAGTATATATTCCGTAACATCCCGGTTATATAGCATTCCGGTTATAGTGAGTGTGTCCAGATCATCAACAAGATTGCCGTTCTCATCCATCTTATCCAAGTCTATCCTCCAATCATTGGCAGAAGATATGTCAATAGAGAAGTTTGGATTTCCCTCTTTCATGGCCCATCCTGTCGAACCGAAGCGAGGCTCATCAAGCGTGCTGTTAATCAGGCATTGCCAGCGACACCCGTAATGCCACACGGTATCCGCAGATGTAGAAGACACAGAATAGGGATTATCAGAAGCTGCAACCTCGGCACTCCAGTCTCCGCGATCCACAAGGGAAAGAACAGGAATCCCCGGATACTGAATCTGTAGGCGTTCCTGAAAGGCTATACCCCTGCAATAGACATAGCTATGCCGGTAATTTATAGGCAGGTTATCGAATAATGATAACTGTTTCAGTCTGCCGATGATAATGGCGTAATTATGCTCTTCCAGTATGGGTTTCGTTACGCCATCGAGCATGCAGATACATTTCTCACGAGTAGAAAGATACCAGTACGCCTGACGATCTTCATTGACCGGATTGCCGCGACGCGTTATTATCATCAATGGCTCCGGCGGGTAATTCTTGCCGCCCGGAACTTCGCTATCCGGATACAGAACAGCAGTAATCACATTAGCGGAAGTATCCACATGCAGAACGCGAAGCCAGGATGCATAATATACTCCGAAACCTGAGGCAAGATCATTGACTATGCCATAAATAATGTCATTTTCGGCCAAGGCTGTAAAATCGTTATCCCAACGTTTACGCAGTGGTAAACGATAGGTCCCATCCTCCAGGAGTTCGACGCTTTCAAGCGTCCCTGACTCGGAAAATGAATAATCACTCTCCATAGCAGACAAGCGGTTGAAGATAAGCTCTAAAACGGTCAGCGATGACCGCAACTCCATGCGGTCAGCCTGTATCCTCCCTTTATCATCCGCGATTATGCCCTTGCCCGCGATAAGTGAGTCTATGGCTTCGCCAACCTCCAAACCTCCTAATAACCTCAATAGGTAATCAGTGGAATCTATTTTGTCTTTACGAAGAAACAGTTTAAATAGTTCTTCTAAATTTGTTCCTCCAATTGCAACAACCCGGTCCTTATTTGTTCTGATAAAGATAAAAGGATTACTATCTTCATTGTGAATGTAGATCTCCCCTTCGTTAAGTCCTTCCAAGTTTTTTTCCAGGCTTGGAGAAACATCAGGCACAACAGGACTCCCATCAGGATTTACATCACTCCCATACCACAATATTTTGCTAATTCTTTTCTTCATCATACTCCAACATAGTCAACATTAACAAATGCATCTTCATTTTCGCTATATTGCAACATTTCTCCATCTTTAGGATTGTTGATTACAAATCCCACAACAGAACTGGAAGATCCGGTTTCCGGTATCCCTCCTACTCCCGCAATATCATTCTCTTGAGGTTCCAATATCACTGAAACATGAAACAACTGGCTATCTTCCATGACCTGAGACATTTCGGGAACAGAACTTTCCGAACGAACATAACCAATATCCTCTATCTTGAACGAAGACAGACACAGTATACGGTTCAAGTGCCGGGCGTACCAATAAGGTACTCCGTTTGAGTCTCCAACTATCAAGCTGTATGAATCATAAGGGATAGAATATAGATTTACAATCTCCTGCATCTGATTTCTATATTGTTCATTCTCAAGCTTGGGGGTATAACCACTAGGCTTAAAACCTGATTCTACCCGCCACTCAAAAACAACCTGTTTATTGTCAATCCAAAAGATGTTATCAAAGGGAGAGTTATTATCTTTATGGGTATATCTTATAAGAGAAGTTCTTTCAACCAAATCCAAAGAAGATGAAACACAAAAGGGCTCAGATATAAAGTCTGCCACCATAACCCGATACTCTCCGTCCGGTAGATCCGTCAAAGAAGCGTAATACATTATAGTATCGGAATTCTGATTATAAGTATAGAGGCTCACATCTAAAAAGACGCCGGTAATAAGGTTAAGAAGACGCACAGCTACATCATCGCTTGCGCCAGCAAATATTTGCAAGTGAATATTATCACTTACATAAAATTTCTGTATATAATCTATTTCAATCCCAAACTTGTCCTTTATAGGATTAAAGAACAACGGGCATACGTCTCCTATCTTTATCATGTCTTTTCGTCCTTCAATGGGTAACAAGCGACATCACTTGTGATATGCAAATATACATATTATTTAGAATTAATCCAAATAACAATATAGTTATTGAGCCTCTTTTACTATTAATGTATACTTTACTGCTTCTGATCTTCCGAGATTATAGCTTACGTTACTTAAATATCCTTTATACGTCTTTCCCCCGTTCGTAACAACTACATATCCTGACAAGTCCGAAGGTATTTCAGTATCTCCCGTTTCAAACGACAACTCTCCGACAGTAAAACTCCTTTCAGATATCAAAATGTCCGCTTTTTCGCTTACACCGTCTATCACTACATCACTATTTCCTTCTGACGAGGCAAATTCCAACCTGTCTGTGAATGCTCCAATAAATTTTTCATTTGCCTCAATCATATAACGTTGCGAATACATGGCATTGAACATTGTGTCTGGAGATATAACCCCTGAAATAGGTATCCTTATCAATTTATACTTGTCTCCTGAAAGCTCGGCGCCGACAAAGAATATATCATTGTCACTCTTGCTGTCAGTCGTGTCCTCTCCACGTTTAGCCGCTAAGAATTCTATTCCATAGGCATCTGCACGATAGGGACTTATAAGATCCAACACATTGTCTGTTAGGGTTATCCCTGTCAAATATTCATTTGTGAAATGAAACTCATCTCTACCGTTAACACTGTCATAATCCTGTTTATCATATCCCACTTTAATACCAGAATAAATAAGAGAAGAGTTGACTGAATATTCAAATTCTCTCGAATTTTCCGTAAAGTCTTTTATTTGAACATCCTGGAACAAACTATCCCGGTGTACAAATGTCACCTTGTTTTCGCCAACCACAGGGACAAACCCAAACTCCGCCTCCATCCATTTGACAAACTTTGTATAGCTGGTATATATCTTTGCATCTTCTATCCCTCGGATACTTTCGGCTGCAACAATAAGAGTATTATCCAATCTACTATCAACTCCAGAAACGATTTCACAAGTTACCCCTTCTTTTCCCCCATTAATTGACTTTAATAAACGGCTTAGAAGAGATATCGGCTTTACAACATCAATAGATACAGCTTCGTCTTGTCCCACGAATGATATATTGATATATCTTGGATCTGCAATTGGATAAGCAAAATCAAATCTTGTGGCTCCTATTGCGTTTAAAACGAAAAACAGCATATCACCACTTGCCATTTTTATGTCAATCCCTTCATCCGGTGTTTTCATAGCGACATAATTATCATTTATAGGTATTACTACGCGTAATATATCTTTGTAATTTGTGCCATCATAATGGCGTAAGATTACATTTGAAAGACCTTTACCATCAAAAGTTCTAACAACAAGGTCAAATTTAATATTTACCGTTGTGAAAGTCCGTAAACATTTCAAGAAAAAGGCAGGAGGTGGTGTAGTACCAGAGTATGGTATATTATTGTTTTGCTCTTCATCATATATTTCCACTACATTTTTATTGAATATATCTGGAGTTACAATATAAAGGGGGAGGCTGCTGCTAATATCTTCTGTGTTTTGAGGAATATCTACATACGTATGCATTACCGCACCGCTTTCCTCCTCGTTTTCACCGGTTATTGTAAAATTAGCCTGGTTATGCATTTGCATACGATCATAGAATAGCTTATATTCTTCTTTAAGCTCTCCCACTGGATACTCATATTGAGTCCCCTTCTTAGCTTTAATAAGAGAAGCAAGACTGTTGTCTACCGCATTAATCTCGCAAGTAGTACCGTTATGTGAGAATGTAGAAAAATCAAGCGCACACCGGAACTTTTCGTTCCACAACCATGAGTTGTTACGAATATAGAATACTATCGAAGCGTTCGATTTCAAATAATTATCGGTATACTGCTTCAACAGAAGCGAATAGGCTCCATTTGCAAACTGAAACTTGGTAGAGAAACTTCTGACTACTCCATCATAATCATTACGTTTGAACGACATCTCTACATCATCCCAATTTACCAGATTATCAGTAACATCATAGGAACACCCTCCTATGACCAATTCACACTTGTAATACATAACTATTTCTTTTTGGTTGAACGTATCATAGCATCTATCTCTTCACACATATTTTTCACCAAATAGGCATATTCTTTTGCAGAAAATGTATTCTCATCAATGTGCATCTTGATGTGAGACATAACGGCAACCCTTTCTCGAATAAAATATTCTCGGTCCATCTTATTAGTTCTTCCGGAATTGTCAAAATGCTCCTGAAGTTTGGCAAGACGATATTTATCCGATGCTGAAACACTCTCAATCCGGGAACGTATTTTATCATGCTCGTTGTCCTTAAAACTGTAGCCTAAAGCATCCATTATATTCCTGACATCGTCCCACTCTCCCAATTGCATAAATAGAGAACATCTTTCAAAACAGCACATGCGCATGTGTATCTTCATTATCTCATTTCTCCTGTTTATATGTGATATGACGGATTTCCCGCCTATTATGGAGAAATACTCATTACACAGCTTCTCAGAGGCTTCTTCTTTCTCTTTCTGACTATATTGTCCTCTTACTACAACCTTGTCTATGTCACCCAAGAAAATGTCTATAAACCGGGATAAAGAAATCTTATCAAGTTCTGTATATACCATAATTACATAGGTAAAACGTTAGGATATTTCCGGTAATACAATTTAGTCAATGCAGATTTAAGGCTGTTATAGTCTTTAATAAAGCCTAAATCTATCCATTGGGCTATCTGTAATTCCAACTCATACAATTCGCGTATTTTGGATTCATCACCAATCTTATTACGCATTTCTGATTCATGTTTGCCATAGACTATGATATTAAGAGATTTAGCCAAATCCCTAACTTTTTGTTTAAATAGGTCATCAGGTAAAATAGAACTGACGGCTTTACACATGGATGGGTATGCATCACCGGCAAGATTGCGGAACTTTATCATTTCATCATATACAAATTTGAGAACATCATATTTAAATGAGGGATTTATCCACATTGCAAAATCAATAAAAAGCAGTGGATGCATCCATGTACCCGCATTATCACCCTTATTTGCCCTTGATTTATGATAGGGGTAATTACCCGTATCATAATTTTCCCTTTCCATTATAGTGTAAATGAACTCTTTAGTAGAAGACAAATCGAAGTAGTCATTAACTTCTTTCTTCATACCTTTTAATTGATTCCACTGTTTTAATAAATCTGTTGCATTGAAAAATGCATCTTTCGTTCTCTGAATTACCTTAAATTCACCCATTGGGCGAATCATAATCTGATTAGTTTTCATAATAATGTCTTCACGTCCGAGAAACGTTCCGTGCTCCTTCACACGGTAATTAAAAGGCGAAAGCTGCCAAGGTGGTTGCGAGACCTTGACAGCTTTCTATATATTAATCCTCTGATTATATATTCGGTTTCAAGCCGCAACACTTGTACGCACAAATATACAAATTACTCTATAAAAAAACAATTATTTCGTACCTTTTTACACTCTTTTTGAAATCCAATTAAATTCAGCATTTCTATTAGCCTTTCTCATGAGCTTATTGATACTCTGCAACTGCTTGGTATTTCCTTCCATCCTTTTCTCCAATCGACTATAATCATTGTCAATATTAACTACAATCCCCTGATCCGCCATGTTCTTCTTTTGCTGCTCAAGCAAAAGGAAATCAGAACCAAGTCCTTTCTTGTCGTATATAAACGAAAGATCAGGCATTACTTGGGCATGTTTTGGCAAATCGACGAGAGTAGGCTTGTCGGGAGTAACAAACAGCCCTTTTTCAGTTATAACTCCTTCCTTCTTTCCGCCATCACCGACTATGGCAAGACCACCGGGATGATCCTTGGTGCCTTTGGCGTACTTGGGAATTTGCTGTGCTACTATGGTTGCTAATTGTATAGCACCCATTGCACCGATAAGTGCCATCATTACAAGGTTAGGCGAGGCTTTCATTATCCCAAGAGAAGTAGCCATAATAGTCTGTACTATATTATTTGCCTTATCCCATTTTGCCTGCTTTTCTTGTAATGCCGCTTTCTTTTTTGCCAGTTCTTCTTCCTTTAATCTTGTCTTGTCCTCGGCAGCACGTTTCCGAGCCTCCGCTTCCTCTGTAGATATAGCACCTCTTTCTTGCAAAGCCTCAATACGTTCTATTTCACGTTCATAAGCTTCATCATTAGCATCTTGTTCTTCTTCAATTTGACTTATCTTATTCTCAAATATGGCATTTCCTAAATCTGCAAAACCTCCCAATAAATCAGATATAGCCTGAATAGCCTTTGCAGTCTTTTCCATTTTCTCCTCTGTAGCCTTGGAAGCATCGTCTATTGCTTTTATCTCTGCATCCCTCACTTTCTCAGCCAATTCAATTTCTGCTTCTGCAATTTGTTGTTCCAACTTAAGGCTGTCTTCTGGTGACAATCCAGATGTATTCAACTGTTCTTTAGCCAACTCAATAGCCAACTCTGCTTGTTTTATAGCATATTTCTCTGTAATTTCTATCTTTCTCTTTTCATAATCTTCTTTCTTAATTAAGCCTTTTGCATATTGTTCTGTCAAATCATCTAATTCATCAGACATTGCAACATTCATAATAACAGATTGTGAAGCATACGATTCTTGTATTTTTTTATTTATATCAGAAGCATGCTTTTCTTCCAAATCCAGTTGTTTCTTTTTATATTTTTCATCAATAAGGAAAACTTCCTCTCCTTTTCTCACAGCTTCATTTATCGCTTGTTCTCTTTCATTATCAAGCAATTGCAATCTTAAATTATATTCTTCTTCGCTGCCTTTTTTAACAAGATCCAATTTAGTCTGTATTTGAGACTTTTCTTTATCAAGACCATACGAAATTTGCTTTTCTTCCAAATCTCGTTGCATTGCTTCTGCAAGATTTTTTCTAGTATTTTGTTCATCTTCGGAATTTCCTTTAATAGCAGCAATACGTTTATTATAGTTTAAAGAGATTTTTGCAAGTTCTTTTTCCAAACCCTCATCCATTAAATCAAGTTCAGACTGCTGTAAAGCTTCACGAATACGGAGGCGTTCTTTGGCAGCTTTCTCTAAAGCCTGCCTCTCTTTCTCTAATTCCTTTTCTGTTTTAGGTAATTTTTTATTAGAAGTCTCTACTACCGGTTTGGCTTCTGATATTATTTTATCAATACCTGCATTGAATGCAATTGATTTCATATATTCAGTATACCCTTTCGCATAATCTGTTAATGCTTCATCGGCTTTTTGGGCTGTAGAAGTGGTATATCTAAAGAAATTAGCAAATTTATTGTTTATATATCCCCACCCCTCATTCATATCATCTTTCCAGTTCTGGGTGTTAATCACGGCCTTTTCTCTAAGCCACTCTATTTTTTTTTCCTCCTTAACAGAAATATCAATTCTTTTATTACTCAATTCTTCAACGGCTTTATTATATGCTTCCTCTTCATTTAATCCATCTTTCATAAGTACTGCCATTCTGTTATTAAACTCTTCTCTGGCTTTCTCCACATCTCCTTTAGAAAGAGCTTGAGCATCTTTTTGTAATTTAGTCTCCATTCCAAGCACATCTTCCTCTCCAGACATACCTTCAAAGGCTAAGTTTCTTAACCACTCAGAAATGCTATCTATTACTTTTTTAATAGTACCTTGAGATTTTATGATCGAAAGCACAAACGCTTCCCATGCTGAAGATAATCCATATATAGCCCCTTGTACATTATCCCCCATGGTATCTGCCATATCGCCTAATTCTTTATCCACTCCCGTTATTTGTTCACGAAGAGGTACAATCTTATCTGCTGCTGTAAGGAAAGCATTGAATGCCGCAACGCTTCGTTTATCTGTTAATTCAAGAGTAGAATTTAGATCTATGCCTTGTTCTTTCAACTTCTTTAATCCATCCACCAACTCCGGCAATGTTTTCACTGGCTTTCCTAAGGCTTGTGCAAGTTTACCGCTTCCATCTGCAAGATTTAATAAAATATTTCTTGTCGCAGTTGCAGACATTGAAGCATCAAAACCAGCATCTGCTAACTTTCCAAGTAATGCCAACGTATCTTCTATCTGGAAATTGAAAGCTTTTGCGACTGGACCGACAATAGGCATTGCTGTCTGCAAATAAGAAAAGGAAAGTGCGCTTTTAGTAGTGGCAACTGCCATTGCCGATACATAGCGTTCTGTCTCAGATGTATCGGCATTGAACATCCTAAGGGCAGCACCAGCCAAAGCCGCAGCTTCTGGTAATTCCGCACCCGTTGCTTGTGCAAATTTTAAAACATATTCTGTTGCCTGCAATATCTCATTACGTGAAAATCCTAATTTTGCAAGCTCTATTTGCAATGATGTTGCCTGTGCTGCTGTGTATTTAGTAGCTGCTCCCAGTCTTTGAGCATCAGTAGTTAAGTCTTTTATATTTCTTGAAGTGGTTCCTAAAATAGCCGCCAGTTTGCTGTTTTCAGCTTCAAAATCAATAACTGATCGAATACCAGATTTAAATAATCCTATCAATCTTTGGAAAACTCCAATGACGGCCTGAGCTCCAACAAATCCTTTTATCATATTGCTGACTCCCAAACTTACTTCATAGAGCCCGCTTGCTATACTTGATTTCAATATTCCACCAAACCCTTTAGCTACAACTCCAAGATTTTTAAAGGAATTATTCCCATTCTGCAACTCTACTAATGCAGCCTTTATTTCATTTTTATAGGAACCTATAGCCATTTTTTGTTTAGTATATGCGTCAGAATTTCTTCGTATATATTCTGTATTTTTGGATATTTGATTATTTAATTGCTGGCGTATTTTATTATCCTTATCCTCTGCATCAGTTACTTGAGATACTGCTAAACGAAGTAATTTATTTTGCTCCTTAGCCTCATTAATAGAGTGAACTTCTTTTGTTGTTAAAGAAATTGCTTCTTCTGTAGTTATTTTTAGTTTTTTCTTTTCTTGATTTAGTAGTTTCTGTTGTTTCAAACGTTCAGTCTCTGTCTTAGCAGCTTTCAATTCTGCTTGTGCATTCAAATCATTCGCTTTAGCATATTCAAGAGCCTCTTTGGTATTCTTTCTAACTTCTTCAGCAACGTTTTTTAAAAGAGTCTTATACTCTTGTTGCACTTGTATAAGCTCCTTCTCTGTTGCAGAAAGCTTCTTTTGTATTTCCTCAAATGATTTTGCCTTTTTAGTAAGCTCGTCATAATTATGTACTGGGACTTTTATTCCTTTAGCCAATTCCTGCGCCAAAGCGGAATAATCTTCTTTTACTTCTTTAAATTTATCTAAAAGTTTGTTTAAATCTTGAATAGCTTTACTGCTTACTACATCTGTGATTAAAAATTCATTTGCCATAACGTCCTAAATTTGAGTTACGTGCAACTTCACACGCTTCTACAAAGATAGTAATTATTTAGAAGTTGTCTAAATTAGAAACAAAATAAACGCATTTCTCTTTATTTTCAAACCAGATTCATACCTTTGTTGTTATTAACAACGTTGATTTGCGACATGGGCAACTGGAGTGAAAAACAAGAGGCGAAGAAAGAAGTCAAGGAGAAAGATAAAACCAGAAGAGATAAACTTGCTGGCTATTTCTTTGATTTGTCCAAACTTTCTTTTGCAGGTATTGTTATCAGCATTATATTGCCCTTATTTTCAAATGTAGGTGATGTAAAAATGTGGATAGCTGCATTATTTGGAATTACATTAACTGTTTTGTCGGCATTATTGGCAAATAAAATATTAAAATGATATGGAAGTATTGATATGTGTGTTCGCAGTAGGTGTCGCAATAGTAGGCGGAATCTATTTATGGACTTTCACTAAAAAAGGTAAGAAGTGGCTTGCAAGTCTTTGATTTATCTAAACTAATTCTTGCGGGAGTTGTTATTGGCGGTATAACTCCATTGTATTCTAACGATGCTAAAGAGATAAATTTATATGTAATTATTGCTGGTGTAGTATCAACTGTATTACTGGCATGGATTGCGAATAAAATATTAAAATGAAATAGTTATGACACAATTAGCTTTAACTTTTACTGTTATAGCCATTTTAGCAGCAATATTTGCTTTTTGGCTGAATACGCGAAAAGGGAAAAAATGGCTCACTAATCTGTAAGATAGATATTATGGTGGCATTATAGGAAGGATTAATAATAATTTTGGGCGAAAAAGAGGCGGTGAAATCTAAGTTCCACCGCCTTGAATATGCCTCCGAAGAGGACTTGCGTAAACAAATGCCAAATTTAAAGTTGTACCGCCAACATTTCTCTCCCTGCCCTATGTATGGCTTCCTCTATCCTTGATTTCTGGGATTCAGAAGCAAAGGCAATGCGTTGCTTGTACTGGCGCATTAAAGAAGGATTGATACCTGCATACTTTGCAAAAGTAGATACACTTATAAACTTGAAATTATCAAAGAATGAAGCTATATCATACTTATACTCAAACTCTATATTCTTCAACACTTCTGGCACTTCATTCCCTTGCTCTTTAAGCATGAAAATATAATCATCAATACATTCATGCAGTGAGCTTTTCGCTTCATCAACACTTTTGCCTTGACCGTTCAAACTGAATCCTTCAAATTCGGGGACATAAACACTGATTGTCTTATCATCCCACATTTCAATTACTGCCGTTACTTTCATATCGCTAATAATTAATAAGTTTAGGGTAAACAAATGTGCGGGTCATTTAAGACCCGCATCTTTCATCATGCTGTTAAGAGTGCCGCCCTTTATTTCTTGAGAGCCATGCCTGCCTACACGAAAATACTTGCCCGTCTTTGGGCTGTACCATACATCGTGTTCTTTGCCGTGGCTTACAAAATAGCAGCCTATCTTTGCAGCTTTCTTTAAGAACTCTGTTGTTTTCATTTCAAAGAGCATTTGTTTACGGCTGCAAATATAACATATTTGTTATAAACAACACAGAGATAACACATGTTTTTAAGCATAAGAAACAAAGTATTTCTTTTTCATTTTCTTATTATAACGTCCATATTAGGATATTTAGTTTTTAAGACACAAGGTTTATCCCCTCTTTCTCCCTTTAGTTCTGCAAGCTCCTTCTTTACTTGTTTTAGCTCTGCCAACACGTCTGCAAAGCTTTCCGACATGCGCAATATATGCTGCATCATTGCTGTACTTATTTCCATGATTGAATAATGTTAGGTTTATTAACAACGTTATAAATTAACGCAGGATGTTAAGGCACGCCAAGTTAATGACGTGCTGGTTGATATGCCATGTGGTTAGGTTATCTTATTCTTGCCAGTTTCCCGTCAGAAGGTTTCCCTCCAAACAAATGATTTATATAAGCCAAACCTTTTTGAGTAACAAGTACCTTTGTTACAATAAAACTCGGATGTTCATTACGTTCAATGTACTTTTCTGTCATTTCAAAGTATTTTGCATCAATGTACCTTTGTTTAGGTTCGTTCTTATTAGAGAAGAATACACCAGCCTCACGCAATTTCTTGAATAATGTGTTTCTGCCAAACGGAAGACCGAGTATCTTTGCGCTCATACTTATATCAACTTTGCTGTTTTCGACTTGGAATGCCTTATCGGCAAAGGCGGCTTTGGGCTGTAGCTTTTCTATCTGTTTTTGCTTAGTTTGGTTTTCCAAAGCCAAGCGTTCTTTCTCTTCTTCCGCTTGGAGAACCATTAAGGCGAGTTCTTTTCGGGAAAGCTCACGTGTTTCAAGTTCCTCCCAACGATTGATAATCTTGGCTCGTAAATTTGCATCATAACCACTTGCGAGAAGAAGGCAATCCTTTTTGGTGAGAATGTAACAAGACACTTCTTTGCTTCCACCGTTTGGCATAGGTTGAGGTCTTGATGATAATTCAAAACTGAATTGTCGTCTATCTTCCAGTTGTTCAAGGATATTGCGAATATCTCGCATTACATTTGAATGAGTTTTGCCCGTAATTTCTGCAATCTGTAAGGAGGTCATTGTTCTTTTTTTACCTTTTCCCTCATCAATAGGTATTAACTGATTAAAATTTTCCATATCTTTGCACTATAAAGTTAATACTATCCCCATTAGCGGTTCGGACATCTCCGCTTTTGGGGAATTATTTTGTCCGATCTTGTAGCAGGTAGGGAATCGAACCCCGTTACGCCATTACTCGCGCCTGCTGAACCCTCCTTAATATAATAGTCACGCTTGACATAATAGTAAAGAGAAAGGGCAAATCCCGATGAAGCCTAATGTGGTTGTCTGCTCCAAAGGGAAATGCCCAATAATATCTTTATTCCAGTCATTCGGCAACCACAAAGAATGACTAATAATGTTATTTCTACGATGCAAGAAATACGCTAGGGGAATTTCTTTTAGAATATTGCTTTCTAAGATAAGCTATTAGATTATCAAAACTTGTGATGAACCCCTCGTTTATAAGGTCGGCTACTTTCTTTTCAAGCTGCCACAAATCGCGTTGTTTACTTTCATCGCCTTGTTTGTTGCGAAGCATTTTCTCATGGGCATTGAATACTACCCAGTTCAACGCTTCACCAACTTTCTGCATTGCTTTTGGCATGAAGTCTTTTGGAACTATCTTCATGATGGCAGAACTAAGCTCTTTGTAAGCATCACCCGCATCATTACGATAGCGGATCATTTCGTCATAAACAAAGCGTAAAACTTTTACTTTGAATGATGCGTTAATCCACATGGCGAAATCTATAAAGAGAAGTGGATGCATCCAAACCTTATCAGGAGTTTTACCATTTTTGCTAGACCTTCCTTTTACTTTTATAAGTAGCTGATTTTCACCAATGTCGGTTTTTCGACTATGGCTCTCATCCTCTGCAAGAGCTTTCAAAAACTCTTTTACCTTTGGACTGTCGATAAACTCAGACATTCTTCTTCTTGGATTCCCTTCTATATTATTCCATTGGCGAAGAAGTTCTCCTCCATCAAAGTAACCATCACTTGTACGTTGTACCACTGAAAAGGTATCAATGTACCTTATCATATCTTGATTCGTTTTCATATCCGTTTATTTAAAATGAAAGCAGGAAGAAATGAAATCCGGATGTTTAATGTGGCTGCCAACATCCAATTTCAAAACTCCCTGCAAATATCTTTAGTGCTTTTACCGACAGCCACGCGGGTAAATAACAACGTTGTTTTGTACGTGCAAACTTACAAAATGACTTTCATATATGCAACTTAATTTCTTGAATATCAACAAAATAATAATGTTGTTAATTAATAATGTTTATTAACAATGTTGCAAGAAATAGCAATGTAATTGATTAATTATCAGATTCATGCTTCATCTCACATTAATGTTCCCGCCAGCCGTTTACTGGCGGGGTGTCTGATAAACGTGAGCGTTGGACATAGCCCCAACATGTCTTATACTTAGTTTTATGTGGTTTCACGCTGTATTGGGTAGGGTATTAACTCTGTGTGTCTAATTCCCTCACATCTTGCAGAGTGTTGCACAGCACGTACAATGTGCTCATGTGGCTTTTGAACAAGTCAGTAGCACCGTCCTCTACAAATTGCGCATAATCAAATGCCAATTCTATAAGTTCTTCCCGGAGTTCTTCGGGTGTAATGCAGTCTTTGAACAATTCGCCTATTGCGCTAAGGTCGTATTGCTTCTTAGCAGGTCTTATATTTGTTTCCATAATGATTGAATAATGTTTTAGGTTTATGATATTTGAATTTAATATAGTTGTGGCTGTACGTCATTGCTCCGTACCTCTTACCACATATGATTTAGGTGATTGAATTATTTATAGGTAAAGCTTATGGCACATTGTCCCACATTCTTCCCCTTGCTGAACAAGCTGATGAAATATCTCTGCCCATAAGGGGTGATTACAGCCTTTCTGTTGATGAGCACGTTTCCCTTTTGCGGTTGCGCGTTCTCGGCAATCTTCATTATGCCTAAGCTCATAGACCTCTGAGATGGCAGATTGTAGCGTGCGCCCTTGCTTAGCAGATAACCACTCCACCTAAGCCATTCATACAAGGCGTTCTGTCCTTTTCTGAACAGTCCGTTCTGCTTCAATATGTTCGCCATCTCACCGACGGATATACAGTCGTTGGATTGCATGATGCAGTCGGCAAAAGCGACTTTGGGCTGGAGTTTAGCGTTCTTCTCTTCCAATATCTTCTTCTCCTGCGCCAAACGTTCCTTTTCTTCTTCTGATGATACAAGGGCTTTCAGGGCTTCAAGGTAGGTTTGGGGAGTTTGGGGTTTGCGCTTCTCTAGTTCAAGTTGTTCCCAACGATCAATGATCTTTTCGCGTAGTACAGCGTCGTAGCCTGATGCTAGAATTAGACAGCCTTTCTTTGTAAGTTCAAAACAGGGGAGTTCTTTATATCCTCCTCTTGGCTGTGGTTGCTTGTAGGATGACAATCCAAAATTGGATTGTGATACTCCTTGTGCTAAAAGTGAACGAATATCACGCATAATATGTGCGTGCTGTTTTCCTGTGAGTCCCGCAATTTCAAGTGAACTCATTCTATCCGTGTCGTGGATTAACGTCGCCATCAGACTACTATTATTTGTTTGATGACGATTAATGGTATTGTTAAGCATAAACAATAAAAAAAGGTATATTGCCTTTCCCGCTGCTTAACACATACCATTGATGCTGTGGTTCTATTACAGTTCCACACGGGGGTACAATATACCTCAATATTTTAAGATACAAGCATAAAAAATGCTCGCATAAAATGCAAGCTTCGCCTACACCAATGGTTTTAATATGTTAAGCACCGCAAACATACAAACTATTTTTGAAAAAAGCAAGAAAAAGCAACTTTTTTACTTACAAAGTAAAGATATATGTTGATTTATTTGCATTTGTGAATGGTTGTCAGTTACTTTGTCATTATTTGTATAACATAAAACACACACAGTTATGAAAAAAATAGCTTTCCTGTTGTTCTTGTTTGGTTCATTATCTTTAAATGCTCAAACATTTAAATTTAGTTTTCTAGGAGATGACTTCTTACTTTATAAAGGAAGTCTTTTAAAAGTTAAAAACGATGATCTATCAACTGGATTTACTCACACATTTTATAATAGTTTGGAGCGTTGTCAAGCAATGTTTGATAACAATGTAATATATCCTGATTCTAAATATACATTTAAAACAGTGAAGGATTCATTGATTAATCGTATATTTAAGGTAGACAATATAATAGACAAGCAAGGAAATGAATTAAACGCAGAAAGTAAATTGCTTGGTGGAAATAAACCTATCTTTGTATTAAAGGACACTGCTAATAATCAGATTATTTATTTTAAGTATGATAAAGATTATGATTTCAATTTTCCATTTGAAAGTAGTGGGATTGTTTACTCTAAAGATTTGCTATGCTCTGGGTTAGAGAGAAAAGTTGATGATTTTACAGATAAAATAACGATAAGTTCTCCTTTATTGTCAGGAAACCGGATATCCCCTATGATAATTTATAAAACAATATCAAAAGGCGTTTCTGTATACTATCTTAGTTTAAATACGAGTGGAAGCACTGTGAATGTAAATAAGACAGGAGTAAATGTTCTTTTTGATGATGGTACAAAATGGAATAGACAATCAAAGGTTGATGTAGAAGCAACTAGTGATGGATTTGAATACAGTTCTTTTATAAAGCTAACGCAAAATGATTTAATTGTTTTCTCTAAAAAACGGATTAAAAAATTTAGATTGTATATCTATGATGAGGATGTTAATTACGGAGAAGCGGAAAAATTTAAATCCTATGTAGATTGTATAAGAACGGCAAAATAATTTATTAAAAGTAGTTATGAAAAACATCTTATTTATATTAGCAATCGTGTCTTGCACATTGTTTTCTTCTTGCGGTATTTATTATCTCCCTTCACCAAAAGAAATAATGTATTCAATTGATTATTCTGAATTTCAGAAAGAGGGTATTTTTATCTCTGAATCCAATTCTGTGTCATTTCCATATAAAGCTGATCAATCTATAATAATACAAGAATACGGAGGTTATGAGGGAAGTAAATACGTTAATCCTACTTATGAAAAAGCAATATCTTCATTAATAAAGCATTTAAAGAAAAATAATTCAAATGGAATTATAAATTTTAGTCATTCTACTTCTACGGAGCTTTCGGCTGATAAAAAAACATATGTAGAGGTTATTACTCTGAAAGGTATGGCTATTAGTATGGATGGAAAAGAAGTTGCATCTGTAACATCTCAATCATACAAAAAGGATGATAATAGGGAATCATTAGGATCTATTTCTGGAATTGATATTTATAGAGTGTATATAGATGGAGATATTATGATATATTCATCAAAAAAGCTTGACGAGGACACCGTAAAGAAGGTGGCTGACAATTATTTTGAAAAAGGGAAAAAGATGATGTTTTGCCAAGAATCTAAAGATGGAGATATAATATACGCTGATGCAGATGAACAAATGGGAATAGTTCGAGTTTTCTATAATAAATAAGTAATATTTCGATATAAAGAGGGCTGCGAAAGCCCTCTCTTTTTTAGAGGACTCTTAGTGGATTAGTATCATATATACCACACATATTCAACAAACACCCCTTTATACTCAACCCCTTCCGGTACAAACCCGAATACACCGCCATTCTCATAGAGGATATAGACGCGCCTTTCCATAATGGCGGCTTTCTTGGCAAGCGATCTCATCCTCTCAATATCTTCCTGCCTCTTCCGGTTTTCGCACGCACAACTCATTCTACACCAAACTTTCTAAAATAATCCTCAATACCCTTCTTCACATATTTCTCGATAAAGTACCTTCTTGCATGAGACCCTACTCTGTATATTGCCTGCCCGTATTTACGCTCTATATCATCGCTAAAGCTGACCCCTACACTTTCAATTCTAAGCCCCTTATCGAAAGGTACTGCAGTTATGGAGTTATGGAAATCACCCCTGATAATCAAGTTTGGAGTATCCGGTGATCGTCTGGGAATGCCAAGCCATGAAGAAGCGTAAGGAGGTGTTATTCCTTCCTTCCACATCATATACCCACGGGCGTTCTTATACCATTTCCCGGATTCACGGCTTTTGAAATAAGGGTCGTTCAAGTAAGTTGGGCGCAAAGGCTTGTCGTTACCGTTTATACCGGAATACAACTGTTCTGTAATATATATTTGCACCTCTTTCTTCTGTGCAGCCATTATATTACGTATCATGGGCTCAAACCCTTCCACAAGCGCATTGAAGTTTTTCTCAGCCTCTATTATATTAGCCATAGCCCTTACAATTAAGGGGCGAATAAACGCCCCTAATAAACATTATAAAACAGAATCCGGGTCCCGGTTCTTACTTTTGGAAATTCCGCATATCTTATCATATATACCAGAAAGCTTCTCCGTTCGTTCCCTATCTGGAATATTCAGATAGAAAAGAGTTTTGCATTTTTCTATAAACTCATTTTTATTCATAGAACGCACAACATCTTCAAAGAACACAACCCCATCTATTGTCATGACCATGCCTCTATACCGGTAATACCTAATCCCTGTAAAACAGATGGCTTAGCAAGTTTCGGATTTCCGGAAACAGTTATTACTCCGTCAGCATAGGATGCAGCGGGAGAATCCGATACACCTAATGCAGTTGTCGCATTCTTTGCCAGCAGTTCACCGTAATGTTCTGTAATATCAAGTTTTCCGAAATGCTCAACCAACTTATATTTGCCGGATTCCATTGATTTCAATTCAACGTAAACAAGCCCTTTCAAAGCTTCAACCACATCAAATTTATAAGCTGATACGTCAGCACTCTTGATATACTTCTCGTAGTCTTTAAACATCGTAGCAACCGTAAGGTTTGCCTCCGTACCGGAAGAGTCCCAATCCTGACCACCTGGATATACACCGGACAAGGGGATTCCCGCTAAATATTCAGTCCCATCATTCATGCCGTAGATGATATTATTTTCGTCCACAAAATAGGCATCAAATGCAACATTCTTTGCAGCCATGAGATTAGCTTTGAGACTGGCATCATAATCCTGCAAAGTCCACACGTCATTCTTTGCGGAATAACCCATTACCTTTGTAGGTCCATAACCGATTGCTGAAGTTTGAGCTTCGCCACCGGAAGGAGCATATTCTACAATTGTCTTGATAGGAAATATGCGATTCGGCCTATCTGCATGACAAGCCGCCTCAATTGCGTCCGCAGACTTATCTTCCGGCAATTTATGACCATGAATAGTCAATATAATAGCCTTTACTTTTCCCGGATCAAGCACACAAACAGAATTACCCGTATTGAACGTGGCAAGTCCCGGACATTCTCTATAATCTATTGCCATAACACTTTGTTTCTTTAAAAGTTAGATTCATATCTTTAATTTCGATAGCGTCGATAAAATCATGAAAAGGTTTACCGTCCTCTCCTATTACCCCCACACGCCCATATCGGTAGTTTTCCGAATAAGAATGAGGGATTATCCCATTATAATTTCTTTTAATGGAAGGATCCTTCCCTATTTCATCAAGGAAAATATGGTAAATAGGGCGAAGCACTTGCTCAAACGAAGTTTTTTCACGGTCTTCATTAGTATAGGTCTTTGAAGTATTTACCATTATTATAAAATCAAGGGATGCTTTTATCTCCACGCTTGTCCTATCCTCCTCAAATGGGGAATATAGACAAATTATAGGAAACTTTAAAGGGCTTGTTTTGGGAGACTGGCTCCATACAGTAAGCTGATTGCTTATGTACGCCCAATCCCCGAACAAATATGATACATTCTTACCGTATTTGCCAGAAACACGTTTAACCACATCCTCAAAGACTTTATTTAATGACTTCATATTCCCATACTATTTATCTTGCGTAACATGCAAGGGTTGAAGCACACGCCTTTATATTCGTCATCCATAAGCAATCTATATACCCTTTTATTCATATTAACCATATCATTCCATGACCTTATCTGTAAGACGTTAGGAGAAACGGCATCATTATCCGAAGATGTAACGGTTCCTACCATTGTAACGCTATAATTAGCCTCTGATATATATTTAAAGAATACGTAGCATGCTATAGGACTATACTTTTCTGACAACAAGGCGTGCAGCCTTTCCCATTTTTCTATGCTATCTTCATGAGATTTAAGATAAGAAACAAATTGATTGCACATATCATCACCAAGAATATTCTCAAGATATTCTATCTCATATATTTCTATATAAGAGTTTATCCGATCAGCTTCAGCATCACGGGTCACAGAAGGAGCTCCAGTGTCGGGACTTATCCCGACACTCAACAATCCGGTGAAATATGTGCAGTCAATTATCATACAGTTTCTTTTCTTTTACGCTTAGTGAAAAGTTCCTCACAACCTAATGCCTTGGCATCATTCAGCAGTTCATTAGTAGCTTCAATCTTTCCTTCAGAATAAAACCTACTTGCAAGAGGCATGCCAACCAAAACCTTATCACCGGACTTATATTTTGTCCCATCTTTCACAAACGTCACTTCGTAACGCTTGGTTAAATTCATCTTATATTCTTTTCCCATATTTATATGTATTTATCGTTTATATACTTACGTCGCAGATGCCGGAGTTATTCCTTCAATTACTGTAGCAAATGTATCCTTCACAAAGGCAGTCTTATACTGCGATTTGATGTAACACATTAATCTTTTCTCAGCTAATACGGTAACAATATTCTTACGAAAATCATCGTTTTCCCAACCGACAGACATTGACAGAGTCCAGAGATCGCGTATATTCAGATAGGAGAAATCACCCATGATAAAGTCTCCTTGCTCTATAGCAGTCGTGGTTTCGATACGTAATCCTTGAATCAACTCGTCGCCATAGCGGAATGGACGAAGATACTGTCCATTGGCATCCTTCGTCAACTGCATTGCCGCATAATCCAACGGGTTCATCAACACAAGGTTCGGGCGATAAGCCATTTCGCTCGCAGAGACAATCTGTGAGTATGAGGCTACGAGAGCATCAAACATGTTCGCTTTCTCCACATTGAAGCCGGTCAAAGAGAATGCCGGCATGTCGGCAGCGACTCCCTTTATTTCTCCATCGGTTCCCTTACCATCCAGAATTCCTTGCTCTTCCTTGATTCCAAGTTTATTTATCATTTCGCTTTGGACCTCATTAACGAAACTGGGAAAGTCTGTCAGTGTTTCCTCGGTGAATTTTGTTACAACGGCAACTTTTGCAACAGTCACCGTCTTTTCTATCAAAGTGGCATCCATAAGAGGCTTAAGCCCTCCTTCTTGGACCCATGCCGCATCACCATCCTTGCTTACATATTCAGCGTAAATCAGAGAACGGCTATTCGTACCGGACACATTTGCATAATTTCTTATAACTGTCTGCGCTCTGGGATTGACAGATAAATTCGGGTCAACTTCAACCCCATAGTGAGGAGCCAAAGTGCCGGATGCAATAGTTGCGGCAGTTCCTTTTTTATCCAACACAAGATTGATCTCCAGTTTATTACCAGGAGCAGCCTTACATGCCTCTTTGAGTTCAAGGGTTGAACCCCCTTTCTTGTCCGTCGTAATATACCCCTTCAACTGCTCGTAGAGTTGGTCATAGACGGATTTAACCTTTATTTCTCCATTTCCACCAACTTCAGTAGAAGCTTTTACACGGAGAATGGCACTTTCCAACTCATTGACCTTTTCATCAAAAGTCTTTTTGTCAATGCCGGAAAATTCCTTTCCCTTGATTTCCTTTATAGAATCTGCAGCATCCTTGATTAATTCGCGCAATTCATCCAACTTCACTTCATCCATAAGGAATCCTTTTACTTTGGATTCAAGTGCTGTTCCGATCTTATCGTCCAAAGCTTCAAAGAATTTCTTGTTTTCTTCGGACAAGCCAGATGTGTCCATAAGTTCTAAAAATCCTAATTTCATACCGATTTTAATTTTAACATTTTATACAATTCTTTTCCCTCACCGCCTTTTTCATTGTCGGCTTCCGTTCCCAAAGGTGGAGTATTGGTTGTTGCATTCTCCGGCCTAAAAGAAGCAAGTGACATTGCTTTGGCTATTATTTTCTGTAATTTGCACTGTTTTGATAAACTCATATTTTTACATAACAAGGAAACTTCTTCGTCCAGTTCCTTGTATGCCTTCTCACAATCTTCTATAGATTTAAGTCCCAAATATTCAGTCTCCCCATTACATCCAATAGATACAACTGATATTTCATAAAGTTTCACCTCTCGAACTATCAATGCTTCTTTTTCATAGTCCCATTCGCAGTTCTCCCACACATACTCATATCCAATGGAAAATTGATTGAGAGTACCGGATTCAAGCTGAGTTATAGCTCTATCCCCAAGTTCTATCTCGTCAATCCGCGCTTCAAAATAAAGCCCCTTTTCATCTTCCCTCAATATGGTAGGAAGTCCAATAGGCTCTGACATGTCATGCATCCACAGGAATATAATCTTATCGTTAGCACCGCTTTCTGGACCTCTTTCACGAATGCTTTTCGAGAAACATCCTTTCAGCAATATATCACCAGCCTTGTCTTTGTTGCCAAAAATCGCTGCGTATCCACTGATTATACGGCTCTCCGGGTCATACTGTACATCTTTAGAATTGATGGAAAACAACTTATGTTGCATTCCCATCCTGCCTTTGTATTTATTGACGGTTGTTTTCATCATTATTATTGTTTTCGTATTCTCCTTTTGGATTTTCAGGATCAATGTCTATATACTTAGCTACTTCAATACGTGCTTCATCATGAGTAATCAGAGACTTGTCAAGCAATCTTTGTAAAGCATCGGCAACCTTGACAAGAGTATTGGCTCCCGTTTCTTTATTATTCTGGAGACATTCGACGTCCGTAAAATCTATCTTAATGAATGCACCTTCAGGACATATCGCCTTCGTAAGGCATCCGGCAATCTTTATGCTATCGGGGATTATCACATCTTGATAAGCCTTTTTCCCGGCACTCTCAAGATTATCGTACTTGGCATCCGTGAAGAGATTGGCGTTGATTCCCATCGCATTGGAAATCTTATCCGTACACCGCTTGTCTTCTTCATGAAGCTTTAATTGGTCGGCATTAAAATCAAGAGGAAGCCACCCTAATTTTCGACGTGTAACCAATATCGGATATTCCTTGTTTACAAGCCCGTAGTCTCTCTTAAACCTGTCTTTTATCTCCTTCTCGTCTTCCGAAGTAAGGGCAATATTTCCCATTTGGTCTGTATAATCATTATACAAAACCCCTTTGGGACCCCCATTGACTAAAAGCGTATGGCTTGCAGACATGGAAGCTACCCAATTGGATATAGGCTGGGACAAACTATCGGAAACAGATTCAAACTCAATATCTGAAACATTATCATTTATACGAATGCCACTGTCATATATGATAATATATTCATAATCCTCTAAATTTAACCGTTTCCCGCTCCAGTCGATATAAACTTCTGATACGACACCTGAAAGCTCGAACTGCCGGAAGACCTTTCCGGTACCGACAATATGAAATAGTTCAGGAGGGACAATCCACATGGCCTTTGGTACACTTCCTTTTACGGCTCTTACAAGGACTATAGGACAATACCCGAACACTTTAAGACATATTTCTATCTGCTTGACAAATGAGGAGAATGTTTGCAATGGATTAGGGGCATCCAATATATTGCGGATGTCAGCATAGGATCTTTTTTCATTGCCATTCTTATCCACCACATAAGGAACTCCACGGGACATCATCGTACCTATCTTATCAACAACCGTAAAAAAAGGAGTACATGCAAGTAAAGCCTCAGCCTTATCCGAATTATTAGTCATGTCATAATCGGCCTTCCAGCGGAAACGTTTACCAAACAGGCCGGAGAGATACCAATAATTTCCCGCTGCGTCCTTTTCCACACAGTTGACATTTTCCCGCATCGGAATAGCTTTCCTTTCCTTTGGTTTCCAAAATTGAGTAAACATGCCCATATACAAAGTAGGAGTGACAGCACATAAATGCGGCCACTCCCATATATTAGTGATTTAGTCCTATTAATACGGTTTCGTACAACTTCATACGATTGTAAGTGACCCTACGGATGCAAATATACTTCTTATTTAGAATAGTTCCAAATAATAACAGGACTATTTTCCCTTTTTCGGAGGTTTTATATTAAGATATCTACTATGAAACTCCGGGACATGTCCGCATCTTGAGCAGAAGAACAATCCTCCGCTCCATCTTTTATACGAATGACCCAGTATTCTGCATATTACATTATGTTCCATTTTTATATTTTTTGAATTGATTGGCAAAAAAATCACGAAGGTAATACAAAAATCAATGTTCTATTTTTAATAATCCCTTTCTTTTTGCCCTATCGGCTATACAACATAAGACATACATTGCCTCATACACGTCCTTACCGTCATAATCCATAAGGTTCCGCATGAATCCTTCCATGCCAGGAGAACGCTTGAACTTGAATCCAGAAACCAAAGCCTTGAAAGATTCAATATACGGGAACTTATTGTTTCTTTCCTGCCTTGCCCATACTTCTCCTATGGATGCACGATAATCCCTGACATAATGAAGCATTGTATTAGGGGCCTCAATGTTCACTTCTGCATCCTTCACAAGGGAAGAAATATTGTCTAACGCCAAAGCATTCCCAATATATGTCTCCTCTACATAAACGCCCCCATCCACAACATATACTTTCACGTATACAAACTTTCCGTTTATCATAGGATGTATCTCCACAATGCTGTTCATACCTCCTGTATCTATATCATCATAACTTTCATAATCAAATTCTCCTCGCTTCTCAACGCATCCGGTAAGGCAGTCGGCCCCATCATCATGGGCATTCTTCCCTTTTCTTCTAAAACCGCTTATCTCGGCATGAAATTCAGGATACAGAGTTTCCCAACCCTCCGGCATATAAGTAAGGTTCATTACTTCGGATGCTCGTGTAAATATACGTACTTCCTTGTTTGCTGACTGGTGAAACCATCTTATCTCTGTAGTGTTGTTTCCCATTATCCTAGATTGAGATTCTACATTACGGGCAAATCCACGTCCACCGTTATTACTCTCTATATTGGATATGGTTATGTTGTCTTTTGCCAGCATAGTGGCTACTATAGGCTCAGTCTCTTCCATAGAAGCACTTGTATAGGTTATATCCAATATAAAATTTCCTATTTCAGTATCTATGTAATTAATGGAACAAAGATTATCCTCACCTGTATCTGCTGTATCTGTATAGTTTTTGCGTATAGCCCTATTGGTATATGGGATTTCCTTATAGGTCTTAAATTTGCCGTACATAAGCCCCTCCATAGGTTTAGGATTCTGCATATATTGTGTCTCGAATACAAATGGATTGATTCTACGAAGATTATACAGTTCCTTCAATTCATGTTTAAATTTCCATAAAGGTTTTTCTTTGCCATCCTTGTCATATTCAATAGCTGGCAACGAAATCACAGTCCATTCTCCCGGTTCGGTTTTCATCAAATAGCCGCACAAATCATTCTCATGGAGACGCTGCATGATTATAATGATAGGAGTATTACGGCTATTCACACGGTTGCGGATGGTTGTTTCAAACCGTTGGTTTATCTTTTCTCTTTTCAAATCTGAAAGAGCGTCTTCCGGCTTTATAGGATCGTCAATAACAACGGCACCGACAAACCTGCCAACCGAAGAAATACTGTCTATCTCATCTTCTATATTGTCAACTTCCCCCGCGCCAAAACCTGTTATTTGCCCTCCTGTAGATACAGCATATACACCTCCTCCTGCTGTAGTAACCCATTTCTTTTTACTGTCAGAACCATCTTTTATTTCAACGTAAGGGAATAAGTTCCGATAATCCTCTGATTTAACGATATCCCTTATTTCTTCGGAATTATCATGAGCGAGGTCATCGGAATAAGAAAGGTGTATGAATTTGGACGCAGGGTTTATGGCAAGCCCTGCGGATATGAAATTCTTAACTGCGAGTTCCGTCTTAGAATATCGAGGAGCAATATTTATGATGAGTTTCTTTATCGTTCCAGCAATTACATCATCAAGAGCATTGCATATTATCTCATGGTGCTTGTTTACGACAAATCTTCTTCCGGTTTTACTCTTAAAGAAGAATCTTGTATAATTGAGTGTACCGGAAAGACAAAATGCTCTAAGATATGTGTTACCATCAATCATAACCCCTTAATAAGTAGTTTGGCTTCCTCTACGCTCATTGGCTTGGGAGTATTGACATTTACTTCCGAGGCAGCATCAAATCCAAGCATTTTACAAATGCGCTCAATAGCCTTAATCTTATCGTATAGTTCTATCTTTACATATTCAACATCAACAATTTCAGGATTATCACTTGTACCAATATTCTTTTTAAGTGTCTTTGTAGATATACTTTTTATTGCAGATTTTTCTTTCTTGGAAAGTTTATCAAATTCCTTTCGTTCAATCCACGTATTGTGCATATCAGCAATTGTAGAAAATGCAATGCTGGACAATTCTTGCAAAATACGCTCTTTAGTTATATCAGACTTGTTTTTTCGTTCTTCTTGCAACTCTTTAATCCTCGCCGTAATCTCACCGTTATTTAGCAACTCATAGGCCTTATTGTTAATCGTATCATTCTTCATGTTCTCGCATGAGTAAGCACGACGATAGGCATCGGAAGCATTACCGCTTTCAATATAGTAATTGCAGAAGTTTTCTTGCTTAACAGTTAAGGATTTTCCCATGTCTTTTCGTCATAATTGGTTGCGTACAACATAATACGCATGACAAAGATACAAAAATATGAGGAAATAGATAAAAAAAATAGAGGCAAACTATAGAGCTGCCTCTATTAACACATATTTAACTAAAAGTTATTCAAAAACTATTCTAACATTTAAGATAATCAAGAACTTTCCTGTTTGCTTCATCCACTTTCTTTTCATCAAATCGTATATAAATATCAGTCACTGTTGCATTGGCCCAACTATGTCCCAGCGCATGGGCTATTACCTCTTTGGAAATATCAATCTCTGCTGCAATTGTAGCCCAGGTGTGCCGGGTCCAATATGAAGATAAGTCAGGGAAAAGAGGTTTTCGTGTTTTCTTCCCGCCTAGCCCCTTTCTTTCCGTTTCGCCAATTTCTTTTAAAGCAATTCCCATCCGGTGAAGGAAATTCTTGTAATCCTTATATTCATCCATTATATTAAGTACAAAATCCTTTCCCTTATATTTGTCTATAATCACTTGGGCTTCTGGCTCCACTTTAATGCTGTACAATTTGCCTGTCTTTGCTCTCTTATACTCAAACCGCCCATTTATCAATGCCGAAGTCTTTGCTGTCAGCAAATCAACGGCATTAATACCTATAAAGTAAAACATAAGCATAAATATGTCCCTGTATCTTTCTTGATACTCCTCGCATGGATAATCACGCAGTATCCTTAACTGATCAACGGTTAGTGATCTTTTCCTCGTTTCCTCTTTTTTTATAGTAAACCTTCTAAAGGGATATAACGTGGTATACTCTTCATCTATTGCATAGTTAAACACAGATCTTATGTTCCTAAAGTGTATAGCATACGCATTCACCTTCATACTCTGGGCCATCCATGCCTCAAACCTTTCAAGCCAAGCCTTATCCATGCTATCAAACGTACATTTACTATCAAATTTCAATAGTTTATTTCTTGTAGTCGTGTACACCGATCTCGTTCCGGCATTAGTTTTCTTTGCTACAAACTCATCCAGATAGTCAATAAAACATTTGCTTTTAGTTGGCAGATTATTTCCACCACCAAGAATATAAGAGATTTCTTCACGCATCTTCTTATCGCTGATTCTTTTGCCATCTTCTTCTAACTTTATCAAAAATCTCTCAACCTTATTAAGAATGCCATCCAATACTACATTCTTACGCTTGTAGTCTTTTTCCTTTTTATTAAAACCATCATAATCCCAATTCTCCTTAAGGGACGCATAAGGAGTGGCAAAACGGATTTGAGTTACATTTTTGACTTCAACAACTACTGGATAAGTACCGTCTTTTCTTGCACGCCTTGTATCCAATTTGATCTTAGCTTTCAT